TTCAATTCTAACTATGTTCAAAATCTATTGATACACTATATTAAGTATTTGAATTAAGATTAAAATCTCATACAGTTTTGTATCTTAATTCAGAAATCTAAAAAATCGGGTGGGGCTTGGTAACCTCACTCACCATGCAGGTAGTGGTTTAATCTAGGTTCGATTCCTAGAACTTGCTCCCTTAATAATATGTATCCCCCATTAAAAAGGCTTAGATTAATTTCTAGGTCTTTTTTATACAAAAATTTAATAAGTTTTAGATATCAGTAACTCTGATAACAGAAAATAAGGGTGTTCAAGTTGAGCACCCTTTATTAATAACTAATTTAGGAGGTAGTAGTATGTTGAAAATTTTACAAGATAAAAATGTAAAAGTAATGTGGTCCAAAAATGGAGAAGAAGTTTGGTTTAATGCAAATGACGTAGGAGAGGAACTAGGCATAGTAAATATTCGTGATACATTAAGAAATATAGATAGAGAATATAAAAAGAAATTTAATGAGTCTACTGTCGGAGATTCCTACACTAGAAACTTTAAAGATAAATTACCTAACTTCGGTACTACTTTTGTTACAGAAGAAGCTGTGTACAATATGTCATTTAGAAGTAATAAACCAGAAGCAAAGTTATTTACAAAATGGGTTACAAAAACACTTAAACAAATTAGAATACATGGTTATTATATTGCTACAGAAAAAGACCAGGAATGGCTGGATATAAGGACAGAAGGCAAAAAAGTAAGAAAAGATTTTACAGATGAAATACAAGAGTTTGTATATTATGCTACTAGTCAAGGTAGCAATAAACCTCAGATGTATTATAAACATTTTACTGAACTTGTAAGAAAAAAATTAGGTATTCCAAAAGGTGTGAAAAGAGATGAGTTAAATCAAAGCGAACTATTTGATATACAAGCACTTGAAAGAATTATATCTATGAAATTACCTAAGTTAATAGATAAAGATATGAATTATAAAGAGGTATATAAAAAGATTAAGGAATTAATAGAAATGATTTAAGGGACTGTCTTGATGGAGGGTCTTTTTTATTCCCAAAACGACAAACAAACGAGATGGTGATATGGCTAAATATGAATACTGGATAACAGAAGAAGGATTAATTAAGATTGAAGGATGGGCAAGAGATGGTCTAACAGATGAGCAGATAGCACTTAATATTGGAATAAATGTTAAGACACTATATGACTGGAAGAAGAAATATAGTAATATTTGTAATGCCTTAAAAAAGGGAAAAGAAGTAATTGACAGACAAGTTGAAAATGCTTTGTTAAAAAGAGCATTAGGTTATGAATATGATGAGATAACATATGAAGAAGGTCGAGAAACTAAAAGAGTGACTAAACATGTAGTACCAGATACTACAGCACAGATATTCTGGTTGAAAAATAGAAAACCAGCTGAATGGAGGGATAAACAAATAGTAGAATCAACTAATGAAATTACAATAAATAATCCATTCGAAGAATTATCTACAGAAGAATTAAAAAGGTTGGCAAAATTAGATGATGGATAAAAAATTAATACAGTTAGAAGCTAAGAAGGAACTTGCAAGACGTGAGTTCTTTTATTTTTGCAATTTATTAGCCCCAAACTTTTATAAAGAAGATAGAGCGTATTTAGTTGAAACCTGTAATAAGCTTCAAGATTTTTATTATTCAGATGATGAAGTTTTAATTATAAATATGCCACCTAGGCATGGGAAGAGTAGAAGTGCAGGTTTATTCGTAGAATGGATTTTAGGTAAAAATAAAAATGAAAAAATAATGACTGGTAGTTATAATGAAACTCTTTCAACTATGTTTTCAAAGAATGTTAGAAATGCTATTCAAGAAGAAAAAGCTGATATAGACACTATTATCTATAGTGACATATTTCCTAACACAAAAATCAAACATGGTGATGGAGCTATGAATTTATGGTCATTAGAAGGTGGTTATAATAATTATTTGGCAACTTCTCCAAGTGGAACAGCAACAGGTTTTGGGTGTTCTCTTATGATTGTAGATGACTTAATTAAAAATGCAGAGGAAGCTTATAACGAAAATGTTCTTGAAAAGCATTGGGATTGGTTTACTAATACTATGTTATCAAGACTTGAAGAAGGCGGGAAAATAATAATTATAATGACTAGATGGTCTAGCAAAGATTTAGCAGGTAGGGCACTAGAACATTACAAAGAAGAAGGCAAGAAAGTAAGACATATTAATATGAAAGCATTACAGGAAGATGGCAACATGCTTTGTGAAGAAGTCTTATCTCTAAATAGTTATAAATCAAAAGTAAGAGCAATGGGCGAAGACATTGCAAGTGCCAACTATCAGCAAGAACCTATCGACCTTAAAGGATGTCTATATACTAAATTTAAGACATATGACAATCTTCCTGTTGATGAAAAAGGGAATATACTATTTACATCTATTAAAGCTTATGTAGATACAGCAGATGAGGGAGCAGATTACTTATGTTCTATAGTTTATGGAGTGTATAACAAAGAAGCATATGTATTAGACGTTTTATATACAAAAGAGAGTATGGAAACAACAGAATATAAAACAGCTAAGATGTTCTATGAAAATGAAGTTAACAAAGCTGATATAGAAAGTAATAGTGGTGGTAGAGCTTTTGCAAGGAATGTACAAAGAATATTGAAAGAAAAGTTTAAAAGTAATAAAACTATTATTAAATGGTTTCATCAGTCGAAAAATAAAAATGCTAGAATATTATCTAATAGCTCGTGGGTAATGGAACACATATATTTTCCAGTTAATTGGAGAGATAGATGGCAAGATTATTATAAGGCAATGGTGAGTTATCAAAGAGAAGGGAAAAATAAACATGATGATGCGTGTTTTGAAGAAGGAACACAAATATCAACATTGTTTGGTAATAAATCTATAGAGAAAATAAAAGAAGGGGAATATGTATTTACTCCATTTGGCCTTAGAAGAGTATTATGGTCAGGATGTACAGGAGAAAAAGAAACTATAAATAAATTAGGGCTAAAAGCTACTAGAAATCATAAGGTATTTAGTTATATCAATGGTTTTATAAGTCTTGATAAATTGACAGGTATATCAGAAACTAGTATAATATCACTAAAGGAGTTGATGTTATGGAAGTACAAGAAACTGTTATATTCAATGGAGAAGAGTATAGACTTATGGGACAAAAGAAGTATTATCTTAGTCAGTCAAGTAAAAATGAAAAAAGAAAACATGCTAAAGGACTTCATGTGGCAATTCGGGAGTTTAATAATAAAAGGGAAGTTCCAGAAGGCTATCATATTCATCATAAAGATTTTAATCCTCTTAATAACAACATTGACAACTTGGAATGTATTCCGTATAAACAACACTTATCGCTACATGCAAAGAAAAATCTTGAAGATGAAGAATTTTACAAAGCAACTATTAACAACCTTGATAAGGCAAGAGAAAAAGCTACCGAATGGCATAAAAGTGAAGAAGGTAGAAAATGGCACTCAGAGCATGCAAAACAGATTTCAAAAAATCTTAAAATATATAAATGTAAGTGTAAAGAATGTGGGAGCTATTTTGAAAGCAAAGTACAAACATCTCAATTCTGTTCAGATAAATGCGGAGAAAGATGGAGAGGTAAAAACAGACGAATTAAATATACATCAAAATGTATTATATGTGGAACAGAATTTGTTGGAACAAAATACAAGGCATCTTCCAAAGAAAGACAAACATGTTCAAAGTCATGTTCAAACAGACTCAACCACATTAATAGAAAGCAAAAAAGTAAAAGTTTATAATTTAACTGTTGAAGGAAACCATGTGTACTATGCTCATGGTTTTTTGGTGTCTAATTGTGATGCTATAACAGGAGTTGCAGAAAAGGCATTAAAAGGTCAAGGATTATCAGTATTTAAATAATAGGTGGTGGTGATGTGGAGTTAGAAAAAATAAGAGCAATAATAAGTGCTGATGCAGCTAGAAGACAAGAGATATTACAAGCTAAATCATACTATTATAACAAAAACGATATATTAAAAAAAGGAGTAGTTGTCCAAAATAGAGATGAGAACCCACTCCGAAACGCTGACAATAGAATTAGTCACAACTTTCATGAAATACTAGTTGATGAAAAAGCTTCTTATATGTTTACTTATCCAGTTTTATTCGACATTGACAATAACAAGGAATTGAATGAGAAAGTAACAGATGTTCTAGGGAATGAGTTTACTAGAAAAACTAAGAATTTAGCAATAGAAGCGAGTAATTGTGGTACTGCATGGCTTCACTACTGGATAGATGAAGAATATAGTGGGGAACAGGTAATCAATCAAAATTTTAAATATGGTGTAGTTAATACAGAAGAAGTTATACCAATTTATAGAAATGGGATTGAAAGAGAGTTAGAAGCTGTAATAAGATATTATGTTCAGTTAGAGGATGTAAAAGGTCAAATACAAAAGCAGGCATATACTTATGTTGAATTTTGGACAGATAAAATATTAGATAAATATAAATTTTTTGGAGTATCATGTTGTGGTTCTCAAATCGAGCATATAACAGTACAACATAGATTTAATTCAGTACCATTTGTAGAATTTTCGAACAATATAAAAAAACAAAGTGACTTATCAAAATATAAAAAAATATTAGACTTATACGACAGAGTCATGAGTGGTTTTGCTAATGATTTAGAAGATATACAGCAAATAATCTATATACTCGAAAACTTTGGTGGAGAAGATACATCAGAGTTCTTAAAGGAATTAAAGAGATATAAAACTATAAAGACTGAAACGGATTCAGAAGGTGATTCTGGTGGTCTTAAAACTATGCAAATAGAGATACCTACAGAAGCTCGAAAAATAATACTTGAAATCTTGAAAAAACAAATATATGAAAGTGGTCAGGGGTTGCAACAAGATACTGAAAATTTTGGGAATGCAAGTGGTGTAGCACTTAAATTCTTTTATAGAAAGTTAGAATTAAAAAGTGGATTACTTGAAACAGAGTTTAGAACCTCTTTTGATAAGCTAATAAAAGCTATACTATATTTTTTAGGAGTTACAGACTATAAAAAGATACAACAGACATATACACGCAATATGATGTCAAATGATTTGGAGGATGCAGATATAGCAACTAAGTCCGTTGGTATAATACCAATTAAAATTATTTTAAGGCACCATCCTTGGGTTGATGATGTTGAAGAAGCTGAAAGACTTTATTTAGAAGAAAAGAAAATACAAGCTTCAAAAGTATCTGATGATTATAATAACTTTGCTGAATAGAGGTGAAGTTATTTGAATAATAATATTGAGTACTGGGAAGAAAGAGAAAAGCAAAGATTAAATGCAAGATTGAAAGATGAAAAAGAGGTATTAAAAGAACTAGATAAACAATATAAAATCGCAATGAAAAATATAGAGAAAGAAATTGCTAATTTATTTTATAAATATGCTAAACAGAATAAACTAACATATGCAGAAACACAAAAAAATTTAACTAACAATGAGTTTAAGGTATGGCGTATGGATATTAAGCAATATATTAAGTTAATAGAACAAACAAATGATGAAAGATTACTATTAGAACTTAATACATTAGCTATGAAGAGTAGAATAAATAGATTAGAAGAATTATTCTATCAAATATCTAAAGAGATATATAATACATTTGACATTCAAAATAATAGAGTAGAAAAGTTATTAGAGGAATCTGTGAAAGATAGTTACTATAAAAGTATATATGAAACTCAAAAGTTTGTAGGAGTTGGAACTAGCTTTAGTAAGCTTGATAAAGAAACTCTAAAGGACATAATTACATATCCTTGGAGTGGCAAAAATTTTTCTCAAAGGATATGGAAAAACAGAGATTTATTAAGTGAAGTTATCAAGGAAGAAATTACTCAAATGGTTATAAGAGGAGAAAGTTTGAAAAAGATTGCTAATAGAGTATCGGAAAAAATGGATTCTAGTTATGAAAATGCAATAAGATTAGTACAAACGGAACATTCTCATTTTATGTCAGAAGCTGATAAAAAAGCATATGAAAGTCAAGGAGTAGATAAATATCAATTCTTAGCAACGTTACAGGATAATACTTGTAAAAGATGTAGAAATTTAGATATGAAAGTATATTTAGTTAAAGAAGCTAAAGAAGGAGAAAATTATCCTCCGATACATCCAAGATGCAGGTGTACAACTATCCCTTATTTTAAACACGAAAAAGGAGAAACGAGAACAGCACGACTGCCAAAAGGTAAAACCTATGAAGTTTCAGCAAACTTGACTTATAATGAATGGTACAAGGAACATGTAATAAAAAATATAGAAGTTGTATAGGGAGCACTTGTTAAGTTTAAATAGTAAGTGCTTTTATTGTGTAAAAATTTAAGGAGGAATAAATAATATGGCTAAGTTTAAAAAGAAACCAGTTGAGGTGGAAGCTTTCAGATTGGGCTATGATATAGAACCAGAATGGTTTTTTGAAAATAGTAGAGTTTGTAATTTTATACAAGAAAAATGTATTGATGGTAATGTAAGTTGCGATTTAAAGACACTGGAAGGTACTATGAGGGCTAATAAGGGCGATTACATTATACAAGGAGTAAAAGGAGAGATATATCCTTGCAAAGCAGATATATTTGAAATGACATATGAAAAGGTTGAATATACTGCAACTATTGAAAATACAACAAACTATGCTGGAAATTTAGAACAAAGGCATAGATGTGTTGATAAAGAAAAGGATGAGGAAAGTAAATTAGAACTTTCAGCTAAGTTGTGGCTAGATACAAAAGATTTTGAAGAAAATATAAAAAGTGCTACAAAAGAAATTGAGATATTTAATAAAGCAGCAGGTAAATTAGAGCAAAAAATTAATGGAATATTTGGTAGAGAAAAGGTAAAGGAAGTAAAAATAAATATACCAACAATATCAAAATCTGAAAGTGTAGAAGAAGTAAATGGAAAGTTACTTAAAGAATTAAAATCACAAAAACTTATAGTTTCAGAAAAAGATAAAAAGTTCAAAAAATATGATATATGTTTTAAAAATGGTGAGTGCATATCTGGTGTAATTAAAGAACATGTAGCTAATAAACTAACCGTTTATTTTTCTAATTCTCAATCAGATATAGATTATTTGAGAGCTATTGAAGATGAAGAAAAATTGGTTATATTTAACACAGCTGATGTCCAAACTATAACAATTAGTGATTATATTGAAAATGAAGAAATTGATTATATATAATAACTTCTTTATTTTGTAAAAATGAGGTGAGTTAAATGAGTTGGCTGATACTACAAATAGTAAGCATTGTTGTAAATGTAATACTTATTATCAGTTTAGTAAGTGATATAGTTTTAAAAATATATCTAAAAAGTTTAAAAAAAGAATATGAAGTAACTATAAATAAAGTTTCTAATGAACTTTTGAAAAAATTAAATGATGAGCTAAGAAAACGTAAAAGTCTATAAAGACTTTTTTATTTTGCTCTTTTTAAAAAAGTTGTAGAGCATAAAGAACAAAGAAACTCTCACAGTTGGAGGGCAACTATAAAAATCTATAGAGAAAATAAGAAGGGATGATGAAAAAATGGAATGGTTAAGAAAAATATTAGAAGGTATTAAAATCGAAGAAAATAAGTTTGATATTGAGGAAATATTAAAAAGTGTTAATACTGAATTTCCCAAACATGCAGTACCTAAAGAAACTTTTAATAAAGTGAATGAACAACTAAAAGAAGCAGATAAGACTATAAAAAGTTTTAATAGTAAAATGACACAAGAAGATGTAGAAAAGCTTAAAACAGAGCATCAAACAGAAATTAAAAAGATAGAAGAGAATCATAAGCTAGAAATTGAGAAAATACAAAACGAAAGTTTGAAAACAAGGAAATTAAGTGCTGTTGAGAAAGCTTTATTAACTAACAAAGCTAAACACACTGACTTACTAACAAATAAGTTTGACTTAGAAAAAATAACTATAGGTGAAGATGGCAAGATAGTAGGGATAGAGGAACAATTAAAAGGGTTACAAGAAAGCTACAAAGATTTGTTTGAAAGTAGTACAACTGAAACTACTACTCAAACAAATACACCTTTTTATAAATATATACCAGGTGGCAGTGGAGAAACAAATGAAACTGCAAATATGGAAACTGTAGTGAATGAAATACTAGGAGTTAAATAATATAATTAAGAGAGGATGATTAGATGGCTAATACACTAGCGTACGGACAAGTTTTACAACAAGGATTGGATAAACAAGCAACACAAGAATTATTAACTGGTTGGATGGATTCTAATGCTAAACAAATAAAATATGAAGGAGGAAAAGAAGTAAAAATAGGTAAGCTTTCTACAGATGGTTTAGGAGATTATTCAAGAGGTTCAGCTAATGCTTATGTTGGTGGAGATGTTAAATTTGAATATGAAACTAAAATAATGACTCAAGATAGAGGGAGAAAATTTACCTTAGATGCTATGGATGTAGATGAAACAAATTTCTTAGTAACAGCAACGACTGTCATGGGAGAATTTCAAAGGTTAAAAGTCATACCAGAAATAGATGCTTATAGATTGAGCCGTTTAGCGACTATTGCTATAAGTATAGAAGGAAACATTAATGTTGAGTACGGTTACACAGTAAATTCAAGCACAATAATAAATAAAATAAAAACAGGTATAAAAATAATTAGAGAAAATGGATACAATGGACCTCTAGTTTGTCATTTAACTTATGATAGTATGTTTGCAATAGAAGAAAAAGTCTTAGAAAAATTAACAGCAGTTACTTTTGCACAAGGTGGTATACAAACACAAGTGCCATCAATTGATGGTTGCCCTCTTATAAAAACACCTCAAAATAGAATGTATTCATCTATTTTACTTAATGATGGTACTACTTCTGGTCAAACAGCAGGAGGTTATTTAAAAGGCACAAAAGCACTAGATACCAACTTTATAATAGCACCAGTGGATGTACCTCTTGCAATAACAAAACAAGATAAAATGAGAATATTTGACCCAGAAACGAATCAAACAGCAAATGCTTGGTCTATGGACTATAGAAGATATCATGATTTATGGGTTACTGATAATAAAGCTAATTCTGTATATGCTAATTTTAAAGATGCTAAACCTACAGCTTAGGAAGTGATTTAAATGTTTATATTAATTAAAGAAAATATAGAACGTAGCGTAGAAGATTCTTTTTTAAAAGATAAGCTGATACAAGATGGATTTAAGTTGCTAGAAGATAAGAAAAATATTGATATAGAAAATTCAACTCTTGAAGAACTGAAAAACCTAGCAAAAGAAAATGGTATAGAAGGTTATTCAAAACTGAAAAAAGATGAATTAATAGAGAAATTAAATAGTATTTAGTTTCTCTATTTTATTTTGAGGTGATCAAATGCTAGATAATATAAAATTAATTTTAAATCTAAAAGATGATACTTATGATAGTTTAATAGAGTTGTACATTAAAAAATACACTACATTAGTTCTTGCATACTGCAATATAGAAACACTTAATTCTACTCTTGAAAGTATTGTAGAGGATAAAGTTATTGTTAAGTTAAAAGAGACTGTATTAGTTAGTAGTTCTGATAATAGTAAAATTAGCTCAATTTCTCGTGGTGGTTATTCTGTAAATTATAATGTTGCAACAGCTAAAACAACAGACGAGTTGATGGAAATAAAACTATCTCAAAAGGATAAGAATATTTTAAATAATTTTAGAAAAGTTAGGTGGTAACATGACAGAAGCAGATATATTAGCATTGACTTACTTTTGCAAAATGACAATAAGAAGGTGTGTAAGCAGTAAAAATGAGGAAACAGGAGTTACAGATTTTAACGAGAGTCTTGTAATTGCAGAAGATGTGCCTTGTGGTTTGAATGGGAATATACCTAATGTCATAGATACAGATATAACAAGTTCTATTTCAGCGTTTGAATTATATTGCAGACCCGAAGTAGATTTGCAGGTTGGAGATATACTTGATATAACTTTAGAAAATGAAAATATAGAAACTTTTATTGCATCTAAACCATTTCCTTATTCAAGTCATCTGCAAACTAATCTAACTCTAAAGGATAGATATTAATGATAGAATTTAATAGTCTGAATGACATGATAAGAGATTTGGAGAGGCAAGAAAAAGAGTTAACTAAGAACCTTAGAAAAGCTAAAAACAAAATAGGTAATCAACTTCTTAGAAAAGTAAAACAGAAAACACCAGTTGCTAAAAAAAATGGTGGAACAGCGAGAAAGAATTGGCAATATAAGGAGCTTGGTACTTTTGATGGAGTTGTATTTAATAATACAGAATATATTAGACATCTAGAATTTGGGCATAGAACTAGACAAGGTACAGGCACTAGCGAAAACTATAGACCAAAACAGGGTGGTATACAATTTGTTGAAGGTGTTTTTATGTTGGCAAAAAGTGTTGATGAAATAAACAGTATAATTGACAATGAACTAAATCAAATAATAATAGATTTTTACAATTAGAGGTGATGTGTTGCTAAGTTATAAAGATATATTATACTCGTTCACTAAAGAAATATCTAAAAATTTTAATGAAGATATATTTGTAGAAGGATATAACATACAAGACAATAAAAAGTCTTGTTTTTTTGTGCAGATATTGCCAGAGGAGATTCAGACAGCGACTAAAAAGACTGATATAAAAAGTTTTTTAGTTGATATAAAGTATTTGCCTAACTGGAAGAAGAAGAAAATAGATTTATTTGATATTCTAAATAAATTAGAGAACATATTCACTAGAAATATAAAAGTAAAAGATAGATATTTAACTTTTAGTAAGAAAAATGGAAGTATAGAAAAAGATGAAATAGGAAATTATGTTCAGTTTCTTATATCTATAAATTATCATGAACAAATTTATTTTGAAGAAGAAAAACACGAATTAATGGAAGAACTAAATATGAGATTTAAAGGAAGGAGTGATTAAATGGCTGGATTAGTTAATATAAATATAGAATTTAAAGAATTAGCTACAAGCTTTATACAGCGTTCTCGAACTGGAATAGTAGCAATTATATTGAAAGATACAACAAAGATGTATAAAGAGCTTACAAGTGAAGAAGACATACCAAGTTCTTTAACTGATGACAATAAAAAATATATTAAATACAGTTTTATTGGGTCTACTGATAATGAGAAAGTATTAAAACCGAGTAAAGTAATTATAACAACTATATCTGCAGATGGGAAATTAGAAGATATATTAAGCGAGCTAGAATCTGTAGAGTTTAATTATTTATGTATGCCCGAGTCAGAAGAAGCAGAAAAAACAAAAATTGTAAATTGGATTAAAAAGATAAGAGAAGAAGAAAGTACAGAAGCTAAAGCAGTACTAGCAAACATTAAAGCTGATAATGAAGCAATAATTAACTTTACTGAAAAAGTAACAGTTGGTGGGGAGGAAATAACAGCAGAAAAATACACACCTAGAATAGCTTCTCTTATAGCATCTACTCCAAACACACAATCTGTTACTTATGCACCTTTAGATGAAGTTGAGTCTATTGTAAAAATAGATAAAGCTAGTGCAGATGCTAAAGTTAAAGCAGGAGAATTAATTTTAAGAAGATTATCAGGCAAGATTAGAATTGCTAGAGGTGTAAATTCTCTTACAACTTTAACAGCAGAAAAAGGAGAAATGTTTCAAAAAATCAAGCTTGTTGATACAAAAGATTTAATAAGTAAAGATATAAAGAATATTTATGTAGAAAAGTATTTACGACAATGTCCAAACACTTATGACAACAAATGTTTATTTATAGTTGCTGTACAATCTTATTTAACCGAATTGGCAAAACAAGAGTTAATTGACTCTAATTTTACAATCGAAATTGATATAGAAAAGCAAAAAGAATATTTAGAAAGTAAAAAAGTGGATACAAGCAAAATGAATGACAATGAAATAAAAAATTATAGTACTGGCTCAAATGGATTTTATTTAATAAATTTAAAATTAGTGGATGCTATGGAAGATATAAACATAAGAGTTCAGATTTAGAAAGCAGGTGAAAAAATGGCTACAAGTTATGAATCAAATCAGGTAATGAATGGAACTTACGGAGAATGTTGGCTAGATGGTGTGCAAGTATCTGAATGTAAGGCTATGAAAGCTGAAATAAAATTAGATAAAGCTGAAATAGTAAAACCTCGCAAAATGATTAAAGGTCAAAAAATTATAGGTGCTAGTGCAGAAGGGTCTTTAACTTTATATAAAGTAGATTCAAGGATGTTGAGATATATAACTCAAATTATAAAAGAAGGCAGAGAACCTAAGTTTACTATTGTTAGTAAATTAGATGACCCTGACGCATTAGGAGCAGAAAGAATTTGTCTAACTGGTGTAAGTTTCGATGGGCTTTCAATTATTGATTGGGAAAATGGAAAAGAAGGAGAGCAAGAAGCGTCATTTACATTCGAAGATTTTGAGTTGCTTGATGCAGTATAAAAATAATTAAGGATAAAAGGAGAATTAATATGAGTGAAAATAAATTAGAAAAAGAAATGATAGATAAAAAAGAAGTAACAGAAGTAAAAAATATAGTAGAATTATTACTCAAAATGGATGCAGGTGAAATTAAAATGCCAAGCATGACATACAAAATATTTTGTAAAAAGGTAGGTATAGAGTTACCTTTTGAATGTACAGCATTAGAACCGGAAACTTTTGACGAATTACAATCAAGTGGATTAAAAATAGAAAATGGTTCGTTAAAGGATTTAGATAACTTTAAAATGAAAACAAATATTATATTAGCTTCTTGCAAAACATTTAAAGACAAAGAATTATTGAAGCATTTTAAATCTCCAACGCCAAGAGAGCTGTTAAGAAAAATGTTATTAGCAGGTGAAATAAATGATTTATATAACAAAATATGTGAGTTAAACGGATATAGCGAATCCAATTCTGAAAAAGATAAGAGAATTGAAGAAAAAATAAAAAACTAATAAAAACAGATGGTGAAGTTAATTTAATGTATCTAATGTTTAGATATAAAGGAATAATGCCATCTGTTTTTTATAAGTTTAAACATGGAGAAAAACGCATAGTTAAAGCTTTTATGTATCAAGAAATGGATGAGAGAATAGAAGAAATAAAGAGTTTTGGAAAGGGGCTGTAGAGTATGTCAGCAGGAAGTCGAGCCTTAGAAGCTGTAATAAGAATGCGAGATGAAGCTAGTAGGACGCTAAGACAAGTTAGAGATGCTACTAGAGCCCTCCAAAACCAAACTGATACAACTTCGCAAGCACAAGAAAGATTGCAAGAACAGTTAAAAAAAGTTGGAGAGGTAGCATCAAAAGCATGTGCAGGACTAGGTGCAGGAGTCTTGTCAATTGGTGGAATGGCAATTAAAGCTAATGAAGATTATCAAAAAGCTTTAAATCAAATACAAGCAAGCACAGGAAATACAGTACAAGGCATGGAACATTTAAAAGATGCTATGCTTGGAGTGTATAAAAATAACTTCGGTGAAGATTTTGCAGATATAGCAAATGCTATGTCTATAGTAGATAAAAGTCTAGCTGGTGCAACTGGAAACATACAAAGTCTAACCGAAAAAGCGATAGGATTTAGGGATACGTTTGGGTATGAAGTGTCGGAGAGTATTAGGTCAGCAGATGCTCTCGTGCGAAATTTTGGTATAAGTGGTGATGAAGCATTTAACCTTATGGCACAAGGTCAGCAGAGAGGATTAGATTATTCGGGTGAGTTACTCGATAATATTAATGAATATTCGGTTCAATTTAAAAAATTAGGTCTAAGTGCTACTGATATGTTTAATTTATTTGAAAGTGGTATGAATGCAGGCGCCTTCAACTTAGATAAGATTGGTGATGCAATAAAAGAGTTTAGTATAAGAGCTATTGATGGTTCAAACACTACTATAGATGGATTTAATAAACTAGGTATGAATGCTGAAGAAATGGGAGCAAAATTTGCTAAAGGTGGCGTTGGTGCTAAAACTGCTTTTTATCAAGTTATAGAGGCTATAAAAAATGTAAATGACCCAGTTAAGCAAAGTATAATTGGTGTTGACCTATTCGGCACAATGTGGGAAGATTTAGGACCACAAGTTGTAACTCAACTTGGTTCTATTAAAAACAAATTTGATGAAACAAAAAACACGATGGATGAAATAAACAAAATTAAATATGCGTCATTCTCACAAGGTTTACAAGGTATTGGTAGGATTATAAATGCAGGTGTACTGATACCACTTGGTCAGAGAATGCTACCTGCTTTAAATGAGTTTGCGAATTGGTTGAAAAATGATGGTGTTAAGTCAATAAATAGTTTTGCAAATGAGATAGGAAATGGATTATCAGGTGCTGTAAAACTTGCAACTAAAGCATTGCCATTATTAATTAATTCTTTGAGTTGGGTTCTGAAAAATGGACCTACTATCGCTAGTATTTTTGTTAGTATAAAAACAGCTTCCATAATGACTAGTGCAGTTAAAAGTATTGTAGCATTAAAAAAAGCTTGGGTTGCGGCTAAATTGGCAGTGCGGGTATATATGGTTGGTATGGCAGAAGCTGGTACAGTGTTAAGTGGATTTCAGATTTTGGTAGGAGTTTTAACTAAAAATATGACTATAGCTCAAGCTAGGACAATGCTATTAGCAAAAGCAAGTGCATTATTAGGAGGTCCTATTGGTATTGCTATAGTAGCTATAACTGCTTTGGTAGCAGGGCTTGTAGTTTTATGGAACACAAATAAAGGTTTCAGAGATTTTGTTATAAATGCTTGGAATAATATAAAAGAAACAGCAACAAAGGTTTGGGGTAGTATATGTAATTTCTTTACACAAACAATTCCACAAGCTTGGAATGATTTATGTACCAGTTTTTCAAATGCAGTGCAATGGTTTGGAGAAATGTGGAATAATATAAAACAAGCATTTATAAATGGCTGGAATGCTATTGTAGCTTTCTTTACTCAAACAATTCCAACATGGATAAATAATATTGGAGTGTGGTTTGGACAATTACCTGCAAAAATTGGTTATGGGCTAGGTTTTGCATTAGGTAAAATAATATCTTGGGGCATTAGTGTATGGACCTACTTAGTTACAAATGTTCCGATTTGGATAAACAATGTTGTTACATTTTTTGCGCAGCTTCCTAATAAAATTTGGGTTTGGTTAGTAAGTACAGTTCAAAAAATAGGTCAATGGGGTATCGCAATGTTAACTTCTGCTCAAATATACACTTCAATGATTATAAATAATATAGTAACATTCTTTACTACTTTACCTGGAAGGATTTGGACTTGGCTTACAAATACAGTTCAAAAAGTTGTTACTTGGGGAAGCCAAATGGCAACAAAGGGTAAAGAAGGAGCTAAAAAATTAATAAATACAGTAGTGGATACATTAAAATCTTTACCTAAAAAGGTGATGGATATAGGAAAAAACATTGTCAAAGGACTCTGGAATGGTATCACAGGAGCTGGTGGCTGGTTAAAAGGGAAAGTAAATGACTTTGCAAAAGGCGTAATAGATGGATTTAAAAATGGATTTGGAGTACATTCCCCTTCTTGGAAATTAAGAGATTTAGTAGGTAGATTCCTTCCTTTAGGAATTTGGGAAGGTATAAAAGTAGAATTGCCAAGTTTGAAGAGTAATATTGACAATGTAGTTAGTAATTTAACTCAAAGAATGTACAAACCACAAGAAATCGAAGAAAGCGACTATACAAGAAAGTACAAAGAAGCTATAGCACAAAGAACTGAACAAAATACTATTAATAAAACTGATAGTAAAACTACAAATAATAAAGAAGATAATAATATTACTATAAACATAAATTTAGGCGGTGTTACAGTTAAAGAAGAAGCTGACATAAATAAATTAACAAAAATGTTAGTAAGAGAAATAAAATTAGGAATAGCTGGTGGTGTTTAGAAACATGTACCCCTAAATTGCAGCAATATATGCTATAATCGTAGTATATATTAGTTTTAGGGGGATAAATATGGGATTATTTAGTAGAAAAGAAAAAATAGTAAAAGAACCATGTATAATTTGTGGAGCGGATACAGATGCTTTAAAAGTTTTAGATGGGTACTTGTGCAAAAATTGTCTCGAAAAATGTAGAGTTGAGATAGTTGCATCAGGTAAGCCAATAAAAAAATTGACTAAAAATGATATTTTAGAATGTATGGAAAATAGTAAAGATGAAGAAGGAAACTTCAGTAATAGCGAAATGGTAATGTTAGAATATATAGGTGGTCATCCACTTTTAAATAAAGAAGAGTTTCTATTTGTTGTAGTTAAAGATAATAAAATATTATTTAAAAAATCTGGAAAAAAATCAAATGATAAAATGATTGATGTTTTTGAAGTTTCTTATTCAGAAATAAAAAGTGTTTCTATTGAAAAAGAAGAGGAAGTTATTAGAAGATATACAGCAACTAGAATAGCTTTGTTTGGGCCATTTGCTCTTGCTATGAAAAAAAAGACAGTAGATAAAAAGGAATACTTAATAGTAGAATGTAAAGATTTTATATTATCTTTTAAGAAAAATGACAATGTATGTGCAACTATTTATAAAAAATTAGTTGAATATAGAAAAAACAATAAAGTTGAAGATGCTAATAATATAGCTGATAAAAATAATGTTATTGACCCACTAGAGAAAATAAAAACATTAAAAGAGTTATTAGACATGGGAGCAATAACAGAAGAAGAATTTAATGCTAAGAAAAAAGAATTATTAAACTTATAACATTAGAATAATAATCAAATAAAACATATAAAGCACTTGGATATTACATTGTTTCAAGTGCTTTATATGTTAAAAAATGATATAATATAAGTACAGAATTATATTAACAATGTGGTATGTAAAGAACAGTGTTGTAACAGCAGTTAAAATTTTCATTTTTATGTTTTATATTAACCAAGTGGTATATAAATACATTGTAGGTGGGTGATGAAACACCACACACATTGTTTTATATTAACTATGTGGGCTCAAAACTAAATAAACAAAGGAAGCACTTACTTTTTGGTAGGTGCTTTTTATTGAAAAAATAGAAAATAAAATAAAAAGTACGATATAGGAAAAATATGTAAGAATTATATGTTATAATAATTGTAGCAAGAAGATGTAATCTACAATTTATAGAGTGGAGTTCATACAAAAGATTATCCTCCCAACGTATAGAAGGGAGGTGAATATACGTGGATAATTTTTTACAAGGTGTACTAGCAAGTTTAGTTGCCAGTTTAATAGTTTACTTAACTAGTAAATTATTTAAAAAAGTAAAAAGCCACTCCGGCCAGAGTGACTTTAGTTTTGAACTAAAGATTAAGTTCAAAAAGAAACACTAATTTACGAACTCCACTCTAGTCTTAAATAGATTGTAGTTCTTCTTGCTTTTATTATACCACAAATTAGAAAAAATATGCAAAGTACTTGTTTTAATAGCAAGTACTTTTTTGTGTGAAAAAGAAGGTGATTGAATGAATAAAGATACAGAATTTATTGCTTGTTCAATGAGGTTAAAAATTTTGATACAAGCAAAAGAAAATTTAATTGAAGATATACATGAGTATTCAAACCACGAAGAAGATATTTCTAGGTACGAAAATTTGGATAAAGCTTTTGAAAAAACTATAATTGATGAAGCTAAGTTTTTAATATCTTTAGAATAGATATAGAGGTGATGTAGTTGGAAATGTGGATTAGACAAGCAAATGACACCTTCAGATTCCCTGTTTTTCCTTCAAGTTTTGAGATAAACAGTAAAGCAATAGTAAATACCTCAAATGTATTAAAATTAGGGGAAATTGCAGTGTTTGGAGGTGTAGGCTTAAGAACTACAGAAATATCTAGTTTCTTCCCCAGAAATGAAGCCAGTTACTGTGATTATACAGGCTTCCCATCACCATATGACTGTGTAAATAAAATTCAAAGATGGATGAATGAGGGTTTTATATTAAGATTTACAATTACAGAAACAAATATAAATTTTGAATGTATTATAACAGATTTTCAATATGAAGAAAAAGATTGCACAGGGGATGTGTATTTTACATTAAGTCTAAAAGAATATAGAAGGATACAAATATCTAAAGTAAGCATTAATAATGATGAAAAGTTATCTTCTGTAAAAGATGTGCCACTGACAAAAGGATTTGATACTAAGCAAAAAACACATAAGGTAGGTAAAGGTGACAGCCTTTGGAGTTTGGCAAAAAAATATTATGGTAATGGGGATTTGTGGAAGAAGATTTATGATGCAAATAAAAAATTAATTAAAAATCCAGATATTATAAAAGATGGTTGGGTTCTAGTAATTCCTTAAGCGAGGTGATAGAGTTGCAGAAAGTAAGAATAATACCAGAAAACTATGGTCTAACGAAAGAAGATTTAACAGAAAAAGACTTATATTGTATGGCAAAACATATTCAAATAAACGTTATAAAGAGATGTTTTAGAGAAGAACATGATATATTAGACCCTTGCCAAACTTGCAAGTATGAAAGAGAGTGTTTTAAAAGTGGATATGGTTATGCACACTGGGACACATTCATAAAATTATCAAAAATTACAGGAGTAAGAATGTGTCCAGGTGCAGGTTTTGTAGATTAAATTGTAAAAGAGGTGTTATTATGCAAGATGAAATAAAACTTACAGAAAAAGATTTATATTGCATAGGCAAGTTTATACAAATTGGAGCTATAAAAAGTTTCATGCATAACGAAAAGGACTTAGATTTCCCTTGTACAGATTGTAAACACTTAGATAAATGTTTTGGAGATAATAGAGAATCAGATTTTTGGGATACTTTTTTAAAGTTAAGTAAATTGACTGATTTAAAATTATCTCCATTTAAAGGTTTTAACATAAATTAATCACTTATAAATCGAAAAGACAAGAAGGTGATTTAGATTAATAATATAAAATTACAGGTCCATATAAAGAATGGAGCTATATACAACATAACAGATATAGTAGAAAAAGTAACTTGGTCAGGTGATTATAAGTCACCATCAAGGACATTAGAATTTTCTATAGTCCAGTCAGCTTCTGATGTTAACTTTCAGCAAATTAATATACCTATAGCTAGTACAGTTTGTTTTTATGTAGATGAGAAAGAAATCTATCGAGGAATGATAATTAATAGGTCTAAAGATTCTAGCAACAATAGTATTAGTTTTGTATCTAAGGATATGGGGTTTTTACTTACTCAAAGTGAAGTATCATATAACTTTAAAGATAAGTTAGTTGAAGAAATTGCAAAGCAAGTTTTTAATGACAATAAGCTTTCGATTGGAAACATACCTAAAACTAATGTTAAATATACTAAGATGTTTATTGGCGTAACTGGCTATGATACTATAATGAGTGCATATACAGAAGCTAGTAAAACAACTAAAAAAAAGTATATGATAGAGGCTAATATAGATAAATTTAATGTCATTGAAAAAGGTATTATTACACTAAATGTTATGTTTGAAGAAGGGTCTAATCTTATTAACACGAGTTTTTCAGAGAGCATGGAGAATGTAAAGAATAAGGTATTAGTTGTAGACCAGTATGGGAATAAAATTAGTGAAAAGATAGACGATAAAATTTTCAAAGATGTTGGAGTAATCATGCAAAAAGTTATACAGCAACAAGAAAATAGTACTGTAGATATAGAAAGCGAATTTAAAGGAATAGAGCAGACTTGCAATTTGAAAGGATATGGTGACGTAAGTTGTATAACTGGCAGAGGTGTAAAGGTTAAGGATAGCTATACAGGACTTGTAGGTCTATTTTATATAGATACAGATAAACACAACTGGGACAGTAATGGAAACTACGAAATAGACCTTGACTTAAATTTTCAAAATATCATGGATGAAAAGACAGCAGGACAAGATGAACAGAAGGAAGAAAGTTCTAGTTTGAATGGAGAAGGTACACTAAATGGGAGAGAAGTAAAAGCAGAATTTACAGCATATTATCCATCAAACAATCAAATGGAGGGTGGATTTACACAGGCTATGGATGGCAAAAAACTTGTACCTTCTAATAATACCTGTGCCGCACCTTCTCAACTTAAATTTAAGACGAAAATTCAAGTTAAAGGAACTGGAACGAATATAGACAACAAGACATATACAGTTACAGACCGTGGGGGGGCTATAAAAGTAGTTAATGGAGTATATAAAATAGATATACTAATGTCTAGCGAAAAAGAATGCAATAAATTTGGCAGACGAAAAGGAACAATAATAATTGGAGATGGCACAGGATACACAAATGCAACAGGGAAAGCAGGTACAGTAATAGCAGAAGCAAAGAAACATTTAGGTAAGCCTTATAAATGGGGTGGAAATGGACCTAGTAATTTTGACTGTTCGGGGTTAATGGTATATTGCTTTAAGAAAGTTAATGTTAATCTACCAAGAACATCAAGACAGCAAGCAACAAAAGGTAAAAAAATAGAAAAAAATAATTTACAAGCAGGAGATTTAGTATTTTTCCATAATCCAATTAGCCATGTTGGTTTATATATAGGAAATGGAGAATATTTACATGCACCACAAACAGGAGATGTAGTTAAAATAAGTAAGTTAAGTGGTAGAAAAGACTTCAATACAGCAAGGAGAGTATTATAAAAGGATGGTGATATAATGGCTAATCCAATAAATGAATTTATAGGAATAATAAGAGAGGAAGGAAAACATTACAATGAACCTTCTTTTTTTGTTGGAAAAATTAAAAGCAAATTACCAGATTTAAAAATAGAGGTAAAAAACATCATATTAGAAAAAGAAGATATTTTAATAGATAGTTGGATTCTTGACAGACAGATAGAAACATTTAACACAGAAACAAGTCAAGAACACAAACATGAAGTAAAAAATCCATTTATTGATAAATTTGAACTTGATGACACAGTAATAATGTTTAAAATAGGTGATAAATTTGCTGTTGTAAGTAAGTTGGTGAGCTTATAATGTCTAACACAATATTTCCTTTTATAGGTGTGCCAGAAGACTATGAAATGCCGAAAACAGAAGAATTAGAATTATTTAGAGAAGTGGCTTGGAACTTTGAAAAAGATGAGCCTATTTTAGAAAATGGAGATTTTAAGATTGTTGAAGGCAATGAAGCTATAAAGGTGTGGGTGTATAAGTGTATTAAAACTAATAGATACGAGCATGAAATTTATAGCTGGGGCTATGGAACTGAATTATCTGAACTAATAGGGCAAAAATACAGTAAAGGACTTACAGAAAGTGAAGCTAGTAGGTATATAAAAGAGGCTTTATTAGTTAATCCATATGTTTTAGATGTAAATATTAGTAATACAAGATTTATAGATGATTTGCTAAGCGTAGATATAGTCATAAACACGATTTATGGGGAGGTGGAAGTTAATGTATAGTAGTCAAACATATGATGTTGTCAAAAATAGAACCCTATCTAATATAGATTTAGAAGTCTATAAGGGCGAAGGTTCTTTTTTAAGTGATATGGTATCTCCAGTCAATGCAGAATTAGCAAAATTCTATATAGAACTTTCATATCTTCATAAAAAAGCTTTTATAGAAGATAATTTTGACGATTTTTTAGATAAGAGAGTAAATGAGTTTGGAGTATATAGAAAGCTAGGAACAGAAGCTACAGGAGAAGTAATATTCGAGGGGAAGGTTGGAACAACTATTCAAAATGGAACTATTATATCTTACAATGAGCTATTATTCGTAGTAATTAAAGATATAGTAATTAGTTCAGAAATTGAACAAAATACAAGCCCCGTACAGGCTTTGGAAATTGGAATTAGATATAATATACCTGCAAGTACAGAATTTAAGCTACAAGACGAAATAAATGGTATAACAAAAATTTACAATGATTTGGCTTTTCGAGGTGGTACAGAAATAGAAACAGACGAAGAATTAAAAGAAAGATTCTATAAGATACAGAAAAATCAAACTACAAGTGGAAATAAGGCACATTACGAAGCATGGGCTTTAGAAGTTGAAGGAGTATATAACGCTAAAATTTATCCGAGATGGGATGGTCCAGGAACTGTAAAAGTTTTAATCTTTGGAGAAAATAATCAAGCTGTTGACTTGGAGGTAATTGAAAGATGTAGAGAGCATATTGAGGAAGAAATGCCAATAGGTCCTATGTTAACCGTTTTAACTCCAAGCGTTTTAGATATAAGTATAAGTGCATCTATAAAATTAGAAACGGGATATACATTAGATTTTGTAAAAGAAAGCTTCTTAGAGAGTATTAATAGCTATTTAATAAATGTTAATAAAGAAATAATTTACACTAAAGTAAGTGCAATACTTGCAAGTACAGAAGGTCTACATGACTTTAGTAATTTATTATTAAATAATAAAGCTGAAAATATAACTTTTGAGGAAGACAAAGTACCAAGTGTGACGACATTAGAATTTAGCGAGGTGGTTTAATTGAAATTAATTGATAAACTACCTTCTTTTTATAACAATGATATTACTAGAAAAATACAAGATGCTTATGACATAGAACTAGAAACACTTAGAGAAACATATGATGATACATTCGACCAGTTTTTTGTAGATACAGCCACTTGGGGATTGGATTATTGGGAAAATATTTTATCTATTAAAAATAGATTTGATTTAAGTATAGAAGATAGAAGAAGTAATATAAAAGCTAAAATGCGTGGCAAGGGTACAACTACAATAGAAGTTATAAAAGCTATATCAGAAGCTTATACAAAGACTAATGTTAATGTAGAAGTATTTAGCAATCTATTTAGTTTTACACTAAGTTTTATAACAAATAATTGTAGTTATAACACTATTTTAGAATTAGATAAGAAAATAGAAGAAATAAAACCTGCACACCTTGAACACAAATTCGAGAGGATATTATTTAATAAAAACGAGCTTTATACAGGTGCAGCAATTAGTACAGGAGAAACAGTTACAATATATCCTTATGTACCTAGAAATTTAGAAAGTTTTGGAGAAATAGCTATTTGTAGTGGAAATGATAGAGCATTAGAAAAAGTAACATTGTATCCTAAAAAATAGAAATGAGGTGATAAAATTGGCAGAACAACAATATTTTACTCTAGTAACTGACATTGGTAAGGCAGCAATAGCAAATGCAAGTATTACAGGTGAAAAAGTAGATTTTGCAAAAATGAAGGTTGGAGATGGTGGAGGTAGCTCTTATACTCCAACTGAGAGTCAAACAGCACTAAAAAATGTGGTTTGGGAAAGTACACTTGAACATGCACAAGCAGATAAAGACAATCCTAACTGGGTAGTAATACAAAAATTTATACCTGGTGATGTTGGAGGATTTGAAGTAAGAGAGGTCGGATTATTTGACTCTAAAGACCAATTATTGGCGATTTCTAGTTACCCAACAACATATAAACCTACTGCGGATTCGGGAACTGTAAAAGAACTATTAATAAAAGTTATATTAGTTGTATCTAATGTAGCTAATATCAATCTAAAAGTAGACCCTACTGTAATTTTAGCAACACTTAAAGACATACAAGATTTAGACGCTAAAATTGATACAACCAAAACAGAATTAACAAGCAACATAGAAACTGCTAAAACAGAGTTAAATGGGAAAATAGGGGATACAACACAACTTACTACAACAGATAAAACAAATATAGTTAGTGCCTTAAATGAGGTAAAAGCTAGTGTAGATAGTATAGAAACAACAGCAGAGAAAACAAGCTATAATAATGCAACAAGTAATCTTACTGCTACGAATGTGCAAGGGGCAATAGATGAAGTTGTTAGAAAAATAGAAAATTTTAACGAGATTAATATATCCATACAAAACGACATGTTACCTATTTAAGAGAGGAGAGTGAAAAATGGCTATAGTTTATGAATTTAATTATACAGGTGCTGAACAAAGTGTAGTGTTGCCACCTGGTAAATATAAGTTTGAATGTTTTGGTGCTTGTGGTGGTAATTATTATGATTTTGTACAGTGCGCAAAAGGTGGCTATACTGCTGGTTCTTTAATATTGAAAGAAAATACTACATTACATGTTTACGTTGGGCAAAGTGGTTATTGTAAAGGTGTTAATGGTATTGAGACTTGTAGAAGTGGTTTTAATGGTGCGGGTGGTATAACCACTTATAAAAGTACTTCTGATGGTTATTATAGTCTTGCAGGTGGTGGAGCTACTGATATTAGACTTATTGGTGGTAACTGGGATAATTTACAAAGTTTGCTATCTCGCATAATTGTTGCAGGTGGCGGTGGTGGTGGAAGCGGAAATTCACATGATAGTATTGGTCATGGTGGTGGTACAAAAGGTAAAGATGGTATTTCTATAGCAAATAAATATTTTGCAGGCGGTGGAAGCCAATTTCAAGGCGGTTTAACTTTTAATAGTCTTTATAATGGTTCTTTTGGTGTAAGCGGTGCTGGAGATGGCATTAGTGGTGTTGGTGGCGGTGGTGGTTGGTATTGTGGTGCAGGTAGTTTTTATGCTGAATTTGGTGGTGGTGGAAGTGGATATATTCTAACAAAAGATAGTTATAAGCCAGCAAATTATAGTCCATCTTCTAAATATTATTTTAGCGATATAAATAGCGTTGTAGGTGGAAATACTACGAAACAAGATGGTTATGCTAAAATAACATTACTCCAAGCATTACCTTTTTTAACTATATCCTCTTATAATTCCACACAAGCTACATTTAAAGCTGACCACACAGACCCTACATTGCTTACAAAAATAGAATATTTTATAGATGATGTACTAAAAGAAACTATAACAACCGATTTAACTCTTGAAAAAACAATTAACTATACATTAGAAGATAATGCACTACACACACTTAAAATAGTTGTTACAGACAGTGCTAATGCTACAGCAGAAAAAGTTGTAAGTATAAGCAAAGGAATTGCACCTCTTCCTGCTGGTTCTACAACAGATGAAGTTACAAGTAAATGGATAGAAATTAAAGATACATTCAAAAGTGGCAAAACAAGTATTATAAATACTTTGGCACTAAAGAATATAGAAGCAAGTTTAAATAACACATTAGTCGAGTTGTCAGAGAAAATAAAAACAAGTTTTGATAGTTCTGACGCTAGTGTGCAGGATTTGATGAATCAATTAACACAAGCTAATAATACCATAACACAGTTAAATACAAAATATAAAGTCGCAAGTGGCACAGTTACTCCTTTTAAGGGTGATAACACTAAAATTGCTTATCCATATCTAACTGATAGAGTTTTTAAACCTAGCGCTTGGGTTAAAATTAGTAACTTAGATTTTAAGCCTAATATTTTCTTTGCTGATTTTGATTACTATGATACTGAATATAAAAATAATTATAAAC